ACCCACAATGTATCGGACAAATTAAAAGTATATAATGAGTTAGTATTAGATTCTAAAGAGTTACATAGTAAGTTAAGTAAGTATGAATCTGAGTATGATGGGTGTATTCTTCGTGTTGATAATATGACCTTAGAGATGGAATCTTTAAAAGAAAAGGTAACTCGTGCTAAAAATCAACAAGAAGCTGTAACCCATAATGCTCAAATACAAGAAAAGGTAAAATCTTTTAAAATCACACGAGATAAACTTAAAGATGAGATTCGTGATATTACCACCGAGATTATGGATGTTAATTCGGATATTAAGTTAGCCGAAAAAACAATAGATATGGTAAATACGTCAATCGATAAACTTCGTGATATGGAAGTTCGTTTTGATGGTTATGAATATTATCTTAAATGTGTAAAGAGAGATGGTATACCATATAATCTTATTTCAGATGTCTTACCTAAGTTAGAGGTTGAGATTAACAACATACTACAACCAATAGTAGACTTTCAAGTACTACTAAATACTGATGGTAAGAATATCAACTCATACATTGCATATGGTACTGAGGAATACTGGCCATTAGAACTTACAAGTGGTATGGAAAAGTTCATATCGTCAATTGCAATTAGAACCGCATTGATTAATGTATCGAATCTACCAAGACCAAACTTCATCGCTATTGATGAGGGATTTGGTTCATTAGACACGGATAACTTTAATTCTTTATATTTATTATTTGACTACCTAAAGACACAATTTGATTTTATCATAACAATATCACACATTGATAAGACCAGAGATATGGTTGACCAGATAATTGATATCAATAAAGTTAGGGGATTCTCTAAGGTGTCATATTTATAAGAAAGTAATGGAGTCCGTTAATGGGATTAGAACTAAAACGAAGGTCTAAGCAATTTTTAAGTAAAATATCAAACGCTCTTGATTTAGATGATAAAGAAGCAGTTAGGGTATTTGGTATCAGAAACTTTCCAGAATTTTTTGGAGAGGGTAAGAACTCGTTTAGAATAAAACCACAACCACGTTCGATTGTTACTAATACTCAAATTGACGTTGAGGTATTGGATAGTAATGGTAATACGATATATTGGGAAGCTCCCAAGTATAAGGATGACGATAAATCTCAACTGATTACTGTTTGGGTTTACTCTGACGATAACGATAGGTATCATACTCCTGATGGAATATGTACGGTAACAATCGTAGCAAATACCACGGAAGGTCCTATCAGATACACTCGTGAAGTAAATGTTGTAAAAAATCAAAAATCAATATCTGATATTGTTTTCGTAGATACTCCGAATGGAGATGTATCAGCCTCAGTTGATTCATTTACAGAACTACCCCAAACAAATGGTGTACTATCAAAGGTTTCAGTAAATGGTGAGTTTACATATAAAAAGTCTATATATGGTGACGATGTTTCGTTTGAGGTAGGGTTGAGTGAATCTATAAGTAATACAACTGTTAGTGCGTCTTTTACATCGAATGCATTGACTGGTGGTAGTACTACGATACCACTCACACCATCAAATCTTATTGACAACTCGTCACCATGGCCTAACTTTTACGAAAACACTGGGTCAGTTTACATTTATTCAAACACTCAGACATTTAGACAAGGTGGTGTATTACTAAGAACCGCTTTAATAGATACGTTTGATACTAACCTACTTACATTAGCTAGTGGGTATACAATAGACTCATCTGTGGATGGTTCTACTATTAGTTACCAATTAGTATCACAACTATCTCCACAAAGTTTTGAATTTGTAAGTGCGTCCTCTACGCTTATACCATCTACAACTATAAATGGTGAAATGTTGGATGGTACTCTTGAATTAGATTTATCATCTACCACTCTATTCCCACGACTGACTGGTGGTCAACTACAACCAACTAAAGTTACTTCAAGTATTACTGAAATTATAAGTGATAGTATATTTAGAGTAAAATTACCAATAACATCAAGTGATAATCGTAGTGATGGTTCAATTCATACATATGAATATTCCAACGACACCATAACCGGCACAATACGATATCAGTCAACTGGTTCGTTAAATACAACTCAAAATCAAGTAGCAGTTGCAAATATTACATTATCAAATGTAAATCCGGTATCGGGTAGAATTAGCTCTGTAAATACCTTGATTAAATCACAAGGGTTACCAAACTCTGATTTTGAGATAATATCAAATACTGACGTTCCAAACGAACCTGATATTTCATATAAAGTTGTAATACCAACAGAACAATTAAACGACCCTAAAACTTTAAAGATTCAATTCTTAAATAAGAATGGTAATGTATCTAATACTGAAATACTAATTGAAGGTGTTATATTTGAGGGTGGTAACGTTTATATAGGTGGGTCCGAATCCATAATTACTGGTTCTATATTCGTATCCAACGCTATTGGTAGTGGTTTAGAAATAGGTGGTCATTCCAGTGGTTTTCTAAAATCAGTAGGGTACGATGGTCAAATTTCGGCATCGGAAGGTAAAGGACCTGGTGGGTTCATACTATATAGTGGTAGTAACGCATTACAAATGGGTAGTGATGTACTACGTGGTGTTGGTATGCAGTTTGTTGGTGACAATGACGATAGACACTTAATATTTACAACAGCCGATGGTGGGTTGTTGGATGTCAAAACTGATAAGTTTTTTATTGGTACAACCAACACTCAATTTATAAGTGGGTCTGATTCTAATATAGAAATCAGTTCGTCACTATTTCACTTAGACCCCAAGAATGACCGATTAGTAATTGGCGCTGACGCTATTATAGAAGCAGACTTATCGGCAAACAATATTCGTACTCCTGCAACAATTGGTGGTAACCAATCCACCGACCTAAATGCAAGTTCATCTATAACACAAGATGGATTCGCTCGATTTGTATCCGCAAGTATTGGTGGTTGGAATGTAGACACTGGTTCAATCTTTAGTGATAATTTAGAGATAAATTCAACAGGTAAGATAAAAACGAGAGATTACATATCAGACACTAAGGGGTGGTTGATTGACGAGACTGGTATAGCTGAATTCGCTAATGTTAAGATTCGTGGTACTCTTGCAACTACAACTTTTGAGAAGGAAAGTGTAAACGCAGTAGGTGGTCAGCTATATGTTGCTAATTCTACTACTTTGAGTGGGTCATATAGTTCAAGTATAACGCCAGTACCTTCGAGTGGGGTAACATCGTCTACATCACTACCAACTGAGTTTGGTGATAATAGTACGGATAAGATTGAATTTCCACAATTTACTCCATATCAATTAGTATCTGTTGAAGATTCCACAAAGTTTACTATTGATACACCAATCTTCGCAGATGGTGGTACTGCATATTTGTATTATAGTTCAAGTAACGCATTTGGTTCACAAGTCTCGGCAAGTGAAGAAGTTACAGTAAGTACAACAATACCATATTCAGCATCGTTCCAAAATCGGACTCCTGTTAGTAATGGTCAGAGTAGCTTTGAATACACTAGCTTTGTTGTACAAACGCCGACACCACCAGCGGGTGAAGAAGCCCATTTCCAAAATATAATATGTACCATTACGGAAGTGAATGGGGCAATCGTATTTAGTAATAGTAGTGATACAGCCACCGCTATGTTGACCTCGTTAGGCCCTCCAACTGAGATGACACTTTTAAGTGGGGTTTCATTTAATGGAGCTTATGGTGGTCAAACTTTAGAATTCGCATTATCATTTACAAACTCTACGAGTGTAACTGAAGCCCAAGCAACTAATATTGTTCATAAGCAAGTTGGAACCTGGCCAACTTCAATTGTAGATGATGGGGAGATTACATTTGACGATGGTGGTGGTAGTCATACATTCGATATCCTCGAGCGTGTTAGTAATACACAACTAAGAATAGACACATCATCACATAAACCAAATACCAGCGCGTCGTTTGTAGCCGCATCTGGTAAATATTCACAATCGTTATCCGACACACGAACTATAAACGCTGGTACATCCACAACAACACAATTTATTTATGATAACATATCACCATCTGCAAGTAGATTTATAGTAGAAAATGTAACAGGCTTTGCAGAAGGTGAAATACTAACTTTAAAAAAAGTAAATAATACTGGATTTACAACTGAGTACGTTAGAGTACATAGTTCATCACGATTGGATGGTGGTAGTGATACCGACCTAACAGGTATATTAGACGTTACACGTTCATATGGTAGTGGTACGACCGGAGATACTGCCTCACTTGGGGATATTGCATCGGTAGCACAAGAATACGATACTGGTCAGGTTTTGGTATCTACTGGTAAAATTGGAAGTGGTTACATTAGAATTAACGCAAATCCAAATGACCCATCTACACCATATATTGATATTGTAGAAAGAACGGGTAGTGGTTTATATGATGTAGACCTTAAAGCACGTTTGGGTGACCTTAGTGGGTTAGCCGGTAGTAATATGGTATTGGGTAATAATACTCCTGGTTTTGGTTTAGCTACTGATAATGTATTCCTTCAAGGTGGTATCATTGCAACCTTTGGTGAAATCGGTGGGTTTGGTATAAACGCCACTACAATATCATCATCAAACAATAATCTTATTTTAAGAAGTAATGGTCAGATAACCGGTTCAGCTGCATTATTAAGTGGTAGTGATGTTGTGATTGACGTAGAAGACTTTACTTTAAACTCAACAAACTTCAAAGTAAATTCTGCTGGTGATATTACTGGTTCTAATGTGTTATTCAATGGTGGTACTATTGGTGGGTTTGAATTGGGGTCTAATATTATATCATCATCAAATGGCGATTTAGTTTTAAAATCGAATGGTGAAATTACCGGCTCTAATGTATTATTTAACAACGGAATAGTCGGTGGTTTTGAAATAGGAAGTAATCAGATATCATCATCTAATTCAGCATTAATTCTAAAGAATAATGGGCATATTACAGGATCAGCAGTACGTTTAACCACAACAGTTGGTACTCAGCTGTACGAAGTCCTTGACACCACTAAGGGTATAATTGATGCTAAGAATGTTGGTAGACAACTATACATGAGTTCCGATGAGCATATACTCCAAAACTCAAATAGTACTTCAGGAAAAACAGTATCATCTGATAAAATTACAATTATATGGCAGGGGTTTAGACACGAAACGCGTGTTAATATTTCATTTCAGGGGTTATTCGAAAAACATGGCAGTGGAAAAGCGATAGGTGGATTTCAAGGTTCGTTATACACTGCAATATCAGGCTCTGATAATTCTGCTGACACTTATTATGATAATTGGCAATCGTTACGTACTAATCAAGGTATGGCTGTATTTGGAACTACTGGCACAAATACACCCTATTCTGCATCGGAATCGAATATTGGTCCTGACGCTTTTACGTTTGAAATTGATAATTACACCGATGGGTTAAGTACATATAATCACGAAAAATATCAAACACAATTATTTAAACTTGAACTCGAACCATATGTTCAGAACCTCATAACAACAACAGGAACTTCAAGAGTTAAAATAAAAAATATATCAGTTTGGACATCACGTGGATTAGCTAGTACATTTGAGGCACTTCCAGTTCAACCGAACAATGGTGGGTTTGGTCTTCCATAATTGGAATTTAAAAATAATTTAGGATACTTATTAGTATGGGAAAATTAATAAACGAATGGGTAACGGAATCAATCCTTACCGAAGACATTAAAAAAACAGTGGTAACTTACGTAGGTAGGTTTCATCCATTCCATTCTGGCCATAACGCAACATACCAACACTTAGTTAAAAAGTTTGGTAAAGATAATGTGTATATAGGTACGTCTGATAAGGTACAATTACCAAAGTCACCATTCACTTTCAAAGAGAAAGTTAAGATAATGACTACTATGTTTGGTATTCCCAAAAATAAAATAGTAAAGGTAAAAAACCCATATTCACCAAAAGAGATTCTACAATCATTTTCAGAAGAGACTACTGCATTTATCACAGTAGTTGGTGAGAAGGACAAGAGTAGATTGGGTGGTAAATACTTTGAACCATATAAGGGTAAGGTAGAAAAGGGTTATGCTGATGCTGGTTATGTTTATGTATCCCCATCACAAGGAAACGGAATATCTGGTACTCAAGTTCGTAAAGGTATGTCTGATTCGGATGAGAAATCTCGTATTAAGTTTTTCAAGTCAGTATACCCAAAGTTCAACCAAAAGATTTATGATTTAGTTTCAGGTCGTTTAATAAAAGTAGAATCCGTAATGGAATCGTTCTTACAAACATTTGATATTAATGAAATGTTATCCGAAGCTTCATCATTACCACCAAGTGGTAAGGGTATAGTAGATGATGGTCCTGGCGCTTTCTATGGTAATATGAAAACTTTTAAGAAAGAGATGAATGATGTAACTTCTACATTAGGTTGGCAAATTATATCATACCTAATGGATGATGATTCCATGGAGTCATTTGATACATCATACCCTAATGGGTCTGGTAGATATCCGGTATCATTTTTTCCAAGTGGTGATACCATGGATGGTCAGAAAGCGAGATATGGAACGGATGTAACCGGCAGACCAGGATATAAAAAGTGGGCTAAACATATTAAGAAAGTTGCCCTTCGTTTGGGTATGGAATTCGTTAAGTTTGCTGAACCAAAGGATATTGAAAATCTTACTTCTAAAATTGATAATGAAAAAACTAAAGATAAAAAAAATAATCTAAAAGAAGGTATTCTTAATGAAGGTGGTGCATATGGTCATATGAATCACCCATTTGATATTGAGTTAGGCCTTACATTTGGTGATTTAAAAATAATAATAGATAACGCTCTAAATGGTAAGTTAGAATTTACACGAGAAAAAACCGATGGACAAGCACTTGCTATATCATATAGAAGTGACAAAGGTATCATCGCTGCAAGAAATAAATCACATCTAAAAGATAAAGGACTTAATGCATTAGACATTAAGGGTGTTTCAGATAAATTTGCTAATAGAGGTGGTTTGACCGATGCGTATAATTTCGCTATGAGAGATTTGGAATCTGCGATTTCAAAACTATCAAAAGCACAAAAAGAAAAAGTCTTCAAGAATGGTTCAAAGTTTATGAACATCGAAGTCATCTGGCCGGAGTCAGTAAACGTAGTACCATATGGTCAACCCCTATTAGTATTTCATGGAACTATGGAATACAACGAAAAAGGTGAAGCTATTGGAGCAGACACCTCTGATGCAAGAATCTTAGCCGGTATGATTAAACAAGTAAATGCGGATGTACAAGATGCATATACAATACAAGGCCCTCCGGTTGTAACTCTCCCAAAGAATCAAGAACTATCAAAAATGAAATCAAAGTTCTTTAGTCAATTATCTAAAGTTCAAAAAGAATTTAAACTTAAAGATAGTGATGGTGTAGCTGAATACCATCAACGTTGGTGGGAACAGTATGTTGATAAAAACTCACCATCTTCATTAGACAACAAAACCAAAATGGGTCTTGTTAAACGTTGGGCATTTTATGATAAGGGATTCCGTTTGGATAAGAAAAACATTTCTGATTCTAAAACATTAGATTGGGCAAAGAAGACTGATAAAATAGACCAAATTAAAATATCCAAACAAAACATACGTAAGTTTGAAGATATATTCTTAGGTGTAGGTGCCGAGGTATTATCCTTTATGTCATCAGCTTTAACTGTAAATCCAGACAAAGCTCTTCGTGCAATGCAAAAACGACTCGACCAAACCATCAAAGACGTTAGGAAATCAGGCGACCCAAAAAAGATTGAAAAATTAAAATTAGAATTAGAAAGACTAAAAGCCGTAGGTGGTAGAGATAAGATTGTTCCAAATGAGGGATTGGTATTCGCATATAAAGGATACACCATGAAACTTACAGGTACATTTGCATCACTCAACCAAATCCTTGGTTTAATGTATTTTTAACATACTTATAGTAATAAAAGTTATATATAAAAAGTTATGTCAAAATTAAACAACATCAAGGCAGTCAAAGAAATGATTGCTGGAAACCACCGAACACAAACAAAGAACACGGTGGCATTTGATGCACATAAAGAGTTCGTCAAACGAGAAGTTGGTGACCAGTGGATTGATGATGATGGAAATACATGGGAGCAGAAGAAAGGATACAAAGTAAAACTTGGTAAACTTTCGGAATTGAGAAACACGCTCAAGGACTTTCCTAATTGTAAAAAAGATACGTGTACGTCGCATACGAATCCAACTCGTAACGATATTAAGATGCAGGCCATTCATGGTATGTGTCTAAATTGTGTTATTAGTATGGAACATCAAATGAAAATTGATGGTACGTATAGTGAGTATGAACGTAAAAAGAAGCTAGAAAACGCAAAAGCTTGGTTAGCCCAAGCTGAGTTGGAAAAGGATACTATAAAGTTAGCTATGAAAGCTAGGTTTGTGAATGAAGATGGGTCACTTGAAGATTGGGATGGTGGTTCATGGGAAGAGATTGAAGAAAAGATAGAAACTGAGTTTCAAAATTTTAAAGAAACCTTTATCCAAAAATTGGAGAAATAAATTGAAAACATTTATTAAAGAAACATATAAATTCTACACCGAAGATGGTATACCTCATACATTAGCTATGGAGTATACCATTTCCGATGTTTACGAACGACTATGTTCTGAAGGTGTAATGACCGAAGATTTGCGTAAGTGGTTTGGTAAAGGTAAGACCGGTTCATCAGATGGTGGTGGATGGGATAGATATAGTTCCGATGGTAAGAAGTTAGGTAAGTGTGGTGATGGTAAAGATGGTGGTGCATACGCTGCATGTTTATCAAAAGAAAAGGCTGCAAAACTTGGACCAAAGGGTAGAGCGTCTTTCGTAAATAGAAAAAGAGCTGCACAAAAGAAAAGTGGTGACTCTAAACGAGGTGGTAATAGTACCAAAGGAAAAAAACCAACATACTCAAAAACTGGGGCATAATATGATTAAGCTAAAACAATTACTAAACGAGAGTGATTACAAGATATATCACAAATCATTTACCGCGGCATCTGAAGAAGCAAGGAAGCTTGCTGAAAAACGTGGATTTGAAATTGATGAAGACGATTGGCAGTCTCAGATTGTAATGGGTGGTCGTAACAAACGTTCAAGACCAAGTGAAGGTAAAACTACTGAGTTCACAGTTAGATTGCTTAAAGGTGGTAAACCACAACGTAAGTCTCTTCAAATCCAAGTATATGGTATGAAGAAGGGTTATGAGTTAAACGCATACATCAACTAAGGAGTATTATGAATACTAAACTAAATAAATCAGTTAAAAAGTTTTTAGATGATTATCTAAAAGATGAGAAAAAGAATTCGCCAGAACATCACGAATCGGTTATGCTGATTATGAGAGGCGCCTTAACTGATGCTAACTTTCATAGTGAAGCAAAGCAATTAGGTAAATACTTTCCAAAAGCAGGTAAGAAATTCATTGGTACACCAATGGAAGATGTAATTGAAAGTAAGGGTATTGCTATTGCTAAAGCTGCAAAGTACGATGGTCACGATATAATTGACGCATTTGCATTTTATCTAAGTATGTCAATTGGTGGGTCTTTCGGACATAGATTGATGTCACTAAAAGAATCAATTGAAGAGTCATTAGTTAAAGAGGGTGAACAATTGGACGAGAAGAATGTACCAACTAACCCATCTAAATGGTCTTACTATAAAGCACAAGCAAAGAAGAAGTTTGATGTATACCCATCAGCATACGCAAATGGATGGGCTGCAAAACAATACAAAAAAGCAGGTGGTGGTTGGAAAAGTGAATCAGTAGAAGAAGGTATGATTACTCCACAAAGAGGACACGCTTACTATCAGCTGTATAGAGATACTCCAATCAAATATGTATCAGGTCACTCAGGAATCGGATTGAAAGTTCCTGGTGTATTACTTCATAACGAATATGATACAATCAAAGGTAAGAAGGGTGCTTATATCATAGATTACTTTGGAGCACATTTCTATGTAGATATGAAAAACAAATTTGCATCAAGAATTGCACATCCAGATAATAGAGAGCAGAACAAAGATTTGAAAAAAAATATGGGTCGTACTGCACTCGCGCCTGAACACAAAGATTGGAAGAAATATATGAATGAATCAGTAAACGAAGGATATGGTAAATTCATCAAAGCTAAAAACCTTACTGATATTGTTGCATTATCTAAGAAAAAGAAAAACGCAGTATTCTATGTAACCGATGATAACAATTCTCGTATTGGTGCATTTTATTTAAAGAATGGTAAGTTTGCTAAAGCAACTACTGCAAACCCTAGCTATGATTTACAAAATAACAAAACTAAGTTAAGAGATAGAAGTGATGTAATCTACAAGTATAAAGTAGACGAATCAGTAAACGAAGCTAAGGATAAAGTATTTGTAGTGATGTTTAAGGACAAAAAAGATTTACCTAACAAAAATATAAAACCATCATCAGCTGTATATGCAAAAGAAGCTGATGCTAAGAAATTCTTAAAATCGGTTGAGAAAGATGGTGCTAAGGGTATGATTGTAAAATCTAACAAACCCGTTGGTGTAAAGGTAAATGAGTCTACAACAAGAACTGCAATGGAAATTGGTGGTTTGACTGGCATGAATAAAGATGCTATCCAAAAGTTTGTTGATGATAACAAATTAGACATTGAGAAAGTATACCAATTCGTTAAGAAAGGTAAACTTGCTGATAGAATGAAGTTAGTATCTGCAATCGCAGGTAAACCTAATAACCCAGTTCAAAAGAAAATGGTTAAACAATTCGGTGAAGGTATCATCAAAGAAGCAAAAGTGAGATTGGGTAAAGACTCAGTAAACTTTAAAGTTATGGGTGACTCAAAGGGATTGACCCTAATCGCTGCAAGTGGTAATGACTTAGATGGTCTCCAAGGTGCAGTTGAAAATGATGTCGATGTGAAAGAAGAATTGAGAAAGACACTTGAGAAACAACTTAAAGTTCCAGTTGAAGTGGATAGAGATTACGATGGTGCTGGTTTTAGATTCAACATTGACTTTTACTCATTGGCTAAAAAGGTAAAGTAAGATGACTAAAACACAACTCAAGGAATTAATCAGAGAAGAATACCATAACGTAAAAGGCTTTATGGAAGATAAGTATGGTTTTACTACTGAGCTGGGTAAGGTAATTGACAACCCATATGTATCATCATTTAAAAATGAAGCTACATATTCAAGTGGATTATATATGATACTTGACAAAGATGGTAAAGTCGTTGATAAGGGTCTTGAAAGTAATATGTGGTATTCCTTTGAGAAATATAGAGGTAAAGGAACACACTACATCGTATCAAAGAAAAACCTAAGTAAAGCACAATCACTTATCAAAAAATATCAGTCAGACCTTAGTAATACTAAGTTCAGAGATTCGATGTTTAAATTGTACAAGGAATCAGTATCAACTGAAGCGTTATCAGATTATGAGAAAGATGGTGTTGATTATGAAGAACTATATAAAGACTACCTCTACTCTAAGAAGAGAAGAAACGAAGGTGATGAGGTGATTGAAGAATATGATGTAGAAAGTATTGAAGAAACACATGACTTCATAAACTTTATGAAAGAATATTCTCAGATGTTAAATCTACATAAAGAGCAGAATAGTGACATCTACGCACTAAACCCAACACTTGATGAAGCAGAGTATCAAGGTCGTGATGTAAAACTTGGTAAGCCAATGCAAGGTGATGTTAAAAAGTTTAAAGTGTATGTAAAGAATCCAAAAGGAAATGTTGTAAAGGTAAACTTTGGACATGGTGGCTCTTCAGCAAAGGGTAAAACTATGTCTATCAAAAAGAATGACCCTGCGAGACGTAAGGCATTTAGAGCAAGACACAATTGTGATAATCCAGGACCAAGACATAAAGCTAGATATTGGTCTTGCCGTAAGTGGTAACTTAATTAACTTTGAGTTACATACTTATATAATACAATAAGTTTAACAAAAAAAGAAAATCATGACAAAACTTAAAAATTGGTTCATCGGTCTATGGAATAGATTATTGAACAAAACTACCATTGATGAACAAATCATGGAAACAGTATCAGATGCAAAGGAAAAGCTACAATCAGTTAAAGAAGAGTTTGCTGATGTAGCAGACGAACTTAAAGACGTAATGTCGGCTATCAAAGGGAAGGTTACTAAAAGTAAACTTCGTTCGATGACAAAAGTACAAATGCTTGAGGCTGCTAAAAAAGACCACAATGTTGATTTGGATTCTAAATTAAACAAGACGAATCTAATTAATAAAGTTTACGAACTTTACAACAAGTAATTTGTGAGAAATTATTTCGGAGATATCAAGACCCTTCTGATAGTAGTATTGGGAGTTATTATATTTCTGACACGTGGTTGTCAGAACGGGTCTGATATTACCGAACCGCAAGTTATTACTGAAGTAGTCACAAAATGGGATACTGTACAAATTGAAAAAACCAAGTACATCCCAACGGTAGTGGAGAAGGTAGTAGTTAATATTGATACATTTACTACACCAATTGATACATTATCAGTATTAAAAGATTATTACGCAAAATACTTTTATACTGATACTATTATGATAGATTCGCTGGGTTATGTTACTATTAACGATACGATAACACGTAATCTAATTTCATTTAGAGATGTTCAATCCGAAATACTCATCCCAACAACTACAATTACTAATACTGTTTACATCAACAAACGTGAACTCTATGTGGGTACTACGTTAAATGGTGACCGAACTCAACTAAATAACTTGAGTGGTAATCTTTTATACAAAACAAAAAAACGTAATGTATATAATATTGGGGTAGGTGTAGATAGTGACTTCAAGCCCGTTTACACAATCGGTATGTATTGGAAGTTTGGTAAATAATATGTGATATGCCAAAAGATATAAAAACACTAATCAGAGAAGAGTGGGTTAAGTGTGCTAAGGATCCAGTATATTTCTTCAAGAAGTATTGTTATATCCAACACCCCCACCGTGGCAAGATTTTATTTAATCTTTACCCATTTCAAGAAGACTTAATGACAAGTGTAAATGAGGAACGATTCAACGTAATCCTCAAGTCACGCCAGTTGGGTATCTCAACACTATCAGCCGGATATTCACTATGGTTGATGTTATTTCACGAAGACAAAAACATTCTTGTAATTGCAACCAAACAAGAGGTTGCTAAGAACCTTGTTACTAAGGTAAGATTCATGCACGATAACTTACCAACGTGGTTAAAAGGTCAAACTGAAGAGGATAACAAGTTATCTCTAAGATTACGTAATGGTTCTCAAATTAAAGCAACATCTGCTGCAGGTGATGCTGGTCGTTCTGAGGCATTGTCGATGTTGATTATTGATGAGGCTGCATTCATTAACAATGTAGAAGAGATTTGGACTTCGGCACAATCTACACTTTCTACCGGTGGTGGTGCTATTGTATTATCTACCCCAAATGGTGTGGGTAATTGGTTTCACAAGATTTGGGTTCAAGGTCAACAAGGAGACCAGTGGAATCCAACCGAATTACATTGGACGGTACATCCTGAGAGAAATCAATCGTGGAGAGATGAACAGGAGAAATTATTAGGAACTAAGGGCGCAGCACAAGAGTGTGATTGTGACTTTATCAGTTCTGGCCATACGGTAGTTGAAGGTGCTACATTACAATGGTACGAAGAAACTTATGTAAAAGACCCAATTGAAAAACGTGGGTTTGATGGTAACTATTGGTTATGGGACTATCCAAATTATTCTCGTGATTATGTAGTAGTTGCCGATGTCGCAAGAGGTGACTCATCCGATTATTCAGCATTCCATGTATTCGATGTAGAGACTGTTGAACAAGTAGCAGAATACAAAGGTAAGATTGATACTAAACAATATGGTGCAATGTTAACTTCGGTAGCGGCAGAATGGAACAACGCAATGTTGGTGATTGAAAACGCAAATATTGGTTGGGCAGTGATACAAGAAGTAATTGATAGAAACTATGATAATCTATATTATTCATATAGAGATGTAGGTTACATAGATGATGATATACATCTCAGAAAAGGTTTTGACTTAAAACGTAAAGAGGATATGGTTCCTGGATTTTCTATGACAAGTAGAACTCGACCATTAGTAATATCTAAGTTAGATATGTATATGAGAGAGAGAACCCCTATAATCCATTCTAAGAGACTTATAGACGAATTGTTTGTATTCATATGGAATGGTAGTAGAGCTGAAGCACAACGTGGTTATAATGATGACTTGGTGATATCATTCTCCACCGGTCTTTGGGTACGTGATACGGCATTAAAATTAAGACAACAGGGTATGGATTTAACGAGAACTACATTAGGGCATATGGGTAAGTCAAGTACCGGTGTTTATTCTAACCGTAACCTCGGCCAAGACCCATGGAAACAAAAAGACCAACATGGAAAGGACCAAGATTTAACTTGGTTACTTTAAATTTGGTACTTTAATTTATTTTTTGTATATTTATAACTTGTAGAAGTATATACTTTTAGTTAGAGACGAAATTATGGCAGATAAATCACTATTTAATAGGTTAGGAAAATTATTCAACACTCAAGTTGTTGTCCGTAGGATTGGTAAGGGCCGTACCCAAACTATCGATACTCAAAGACTACAATCTCAGGGTAACCTCCGTGGTTCATCTTATTACGATAGGTTTGGTAGAATGCATACCTCTCGTAGAAATTGGGAAACGTATAACAATCAATTTAATTATCATTCAAATAAATTAGAACTATATACTGATTACGAAGCAATGGATAAAGATTCCATTCTAAACTCAGTATTAGATATATACGCCGATGAGTGTACTCTAAAAAATGACATGGGTGATGTTCTTAGAATTAAAACTGATGACGAGAACGTAAAAAAGATTCTTCACAACCTATTTTACGATGTAATGAATATTGAGTTCAATCTTTGGGCTTGGATTCGTGGTATGAATAAATATGGTGACTACTTCCTACATCTTGATATTGAAGAAGGTGTTGGTATTGTAAACGTATCACCAATGTCAGCATACGAAGTAGAAAGAGAAGAAGGGTTTAATCCCGAAAACCCATACGAAGTAAGATTTAAATTAGGTTCAATGGGTGCTGCTCATGGTGCAAGTGTAAACAAGAACGCTGATTACTTTGAGTTCTATCAAATCGCACATTTCCGTTTATTAGCAGATACAAACTTCCTTCCATATGGTCGTTCGGTATTAGAAGGTGCAAGAAAGACTTGGAAGCAGTTGACTCTTATGGAAGATGCTATGATGATTCATAGAATTATGAGAGCACCTGAAAGACGTACATTTAAAATTGATGTAGGTAACATTCCACCTGGTGAAGTTGATAACCACATGAGAGGTATCATTGACCAAATGAAGAAAGTACCATATCTTGACCAAAATACTGGTGACTACAATCTCAAGTTTAATCTAATGAATATGTTAGATGATTACTACCTACCAGTTCGTGGTGGTCAGAGTGGTACTGAGATAGATACATTAAGTGGTATGGAATTCGGTGGTATTGATGATATCGAATACCTAAGAAATAGAATGATGGCTGCACTAAAAGTACCAAAAGCATTTATTGGGTACGATGAGTCAGTTGAAGGTAAAGCAACATTAGCACAAGAGGATATCAGATTCGCACGTTCAGTTGAGAGAATCCAAAAGATTGTTCTTTCTGAATTAACTAAGATTGCAATCGTTCACTTATACTCACAAGGTTACGAAAACGAAGACCTTGTTAACTTTGAGTTGGAACTTACAAACCCATCTATCATATACGAACAAGAGAAAGCTGCATTGTGGTCTGAGAAGGTATCATTGGTATCTGATATGAAAGACCTCAAAATGGTTTCTCAAGAATGGATGTATAAGAACATATTCAATATGAGTGATGATGAGTGGGCTCTTGAACAAGGTAAAGTTATTGGAGATTTAAAACTCGGATTTAGACAAGCTCAAATTGAAGATGAAGGTAATGATCCAGTTAAAACTGGCGAGTCATTTGGTACACCACACGATTTGGCACAAATGCATCAAACACCTAACGATGATGGTGGTTCTCCTGAAGGTGGGTTTGATGGTGCTGGTAGACCATCAACATCAGGTAACTATAAAACGGATGATAGTGCATTTGGTAGAGACCCACTTGGTCAAAAGACCGATATTAAACCAGCCGCAACATATCATAAGTATAAAAATTCACCACTTGCTTACGAGCAAACACAAGCTTTGAAATCATCTTTGAAAAACGTTAAACGCAAAACAACTAAGATTCTAAATGAATCTTTATTAGAAGATGAAAAGGCTGAATCGGGTTTATTAGATGAGAGAAATCTTATCGATGACACGATTTGATGAGTTTTTACATATTTATAAATTGGAATAGTAATAGATAAGGTTTACAATGGCCAAATTAAAACACAGCAAGTTTAAAAATACGGGTATTCTATTTGAATTACTCGTAAAGCAAATCGCATCCGATACACTTGCGAACAAAGATTCTCTTGCCTTGGAAATAATAAAGAAACATTTCAAACGAGGTACTGAATTAAACAAAGAGTTAAAATTGTATCAATCTTTAACTAAAGAAAACTTTGATAACCAATATCAGGCTCAGGAGTTTTTAAATATTGTATTGGAAGAACGTGGTAGTTTAAATGAGGGTATTCTTCGTAGACAAAAGTATAATTTGATTAAATCAATCAAAGAGTCATTTGTTATGGAGGACTTCTTTAAATATCGTGTTACTAATTATCGTGAAATGGCATCGGTTTACAAAATGTTTGAAAATACAAGTTTGGCATCTCCAAAAGAGTACGTTACTTGTAAAAATACAATACTCGAAGTAATCACTAAATCAAATGTTGAGATTGTAACTGAATCTGATAATACTGAGTATAACAACCAATCTAAAGAAGTTAGGTTGTTGGCTTATAAGTTCTTGGTCGAATCATTTAACTCAAAGTACACAACTTTATCAGAAGAACAAAAAATGATTTTAAAGAATTATATCAACAACGTTGATAATTCAACTAAATTAAAGTCATTTGTTATAACTGAAGTTAAGAAACTAAAGAAAAGTTTCAAAGCAGTAGATGTATCGGATAAAGTAGCACAAATAAAACTAAATGAAACTGTAAATCTTATTGATAACATTACAAATTCTAAAATAATCAATGAGAATCAGATTTTATCTCTTCTAAGATATCATCAACTTTTACAAGAGTTACGGAGGGTTTCGAATGTCTAAATTCTTACTAGAACAATTGGAAGGTAAGTTTGAAGAGCTGGAGTCAATCGAAACTCTTAAAGAGGAAGAGGTAGATGAGGCTAATGTAACATCTAATATGGATGGGGGAGCAGGCCCACCTAAAACTCCAAACGCTTTTTCTAAAAGTGAAGATGAGGATGATTTAGATACTGACCACATAGAAGTACTTGGTTACAAGAAGCCAAAGAAAACTAAAAAGATAAATACGGAGTCTAAAACTATGAAGAAATTAGAAGATAAGCTAGAACGTATAATCGAAGCTACTTATAGAGATTACAAAAAAGATGACTCTATGAAAGCACATCAAAAAGTAAATAAATCTATCAAAGAGATTAATCGAATGATGTACGAAGTTGAAAAGATTGTAAATCAGAACACTAAGTTGAAAAACGAAATGGGTGTATCTAATGAACAATATTGGAAGTCTACACAAAAAAGATTCGGTAAGATTTCAGAAAGAATGTTGAAAGTTGCTCGTAATCTAAAAGAATTGAGCGCATAGTATGTCGTGTGGGTGTAATAAAAATAAATTAAACGAAGACCTCGAAGTACAAGACCTCGAAGATATCAGACTATTGATACGTAGAGAACTTGCAAGAGTGTTCTTTGATTTATATCGTAAGAAAAAGGTGTGGGAAAACTAAGATGAAACAACTACTTGTAGATACAATGATATTTGAAGTAACACCTACTATGTTACAAGAAGCAAAGGACCAGACTGGTCGTTTCTTAGTAAATGGTGTGTTACAACGTGCTGATGCTAAAAACCAAAATGGTAGAGTGTATCCACGTAACATCTTAGAACGTGAAGTAAAGAAATACCAAGGACGTGAAATCAAAGAGAATCGTGCTTATGGTGAATTGGACCATCCTGAAAGTGGTGTAGTCGAATTAAAGAACACATCACACATTATCCGTGAAGTATCATGGAATGGTGATGATGTTGTTGGAACAGTTGAAATACTAAATACACCAGCTGGAAAGATTTTACAAGAATTAGTAAAAGCTGGGTGTACTGTTGGTATCTCGTCAAGAGGTATGGGTTCCGTAAAACAAATTGGTGAAGACACCGTCGCAGTAGAACAAGACTTTGATTTGATATGTTGGGACTTTGTTTCTAACCCATCAACTCATGGAGCATTTCTTTCACCAACAAACGAGGGTACGATAAACGAATCGGTTACTGTTAAAAAGAATACTTATAAATACAATAAAGCTAACAATATGATGAGAGACATCATGTGTGAGGTTGGTGGATATTGTGAATGTGATTTTGGAGTATAATGAAAAATTTAAAAGAACTACTAAACGAATCTACATACAAACGTATGAAGATAAACGATGAAGAAACCCAAAAGGGAATGACTAACGAAGAAAAGCGTGAATTCCTTAAAGCTGTTTCTGAATACAAGAAATTCGGTGAGTCAATCTACCGTTCAGGTAATTTGGCAGAAGTATACGAATCTATTAAAGGTATTGTAGAGACTGCACACAAGGTAACTCTTGAGGAAACTGGAGATTGGTTTGACAAGGTAACTGTTGGTAGACACATGAAGTCTATGAATGAGTCATTCAAAGTATTTACTAATACAATCAAAGAAGTAAATACCCTACAACAAAGACTTGAGTCTTGTTACGATGAGATGGGCGAAGTTCTTGGTAAGTATTACGAAATCAAAGAAGGTAACGAATTCGGCGCTGCAAGAGCGAAAGCAATTGCTAATGGTGATGATGAGTTCGAAGTAGATGGTAAAGAATTTCCAGTAAAAGACGTTGATAAGGACGACAAGGAAAACGCTAAAGAATTCGCTAAAGAATCTGTAAATGAAGAATCGTCAATGAAACTAACTGATATACTAAGTGAAAACAAATACTCAATAATAGACCCAAAGGGAAACCAAAAGGGTATTGGTACTAAAGACCAAGCAAATAAACTACAAAAGAAATTAGGTGGTTCTAAAAAAGGATACTTTGTAGTTGCTGCTAAATCGGCATTGAAAGCCAGAAGAGCAATGGAAAAGTATCAGTTTGATTTTAAAAACCCTAAACTTCAAGATAAGATGTCTGACCTTTACTTTGAATCAGTAACCGAAGATATTATTGGAGAAGGTGCTTCTAGCGAAGAAAAAAGAATTGTGATGTTGGCAGTTCGTAAAATATCAAAATATCGTCAAGTACCAATTAATATATCAGTTGTAGATGTATTAAGAGCTGCAGAAGAACTTGAAAGAGATATCAAAAAAGGTAAGGTTAAGAAATAATGAATCGTGATTTAGAACGACTTCAAGAAATAAGTGTTGATTTTTCATCATTTATCAAAAAGAACCTTAAAAAGATTAAGAGGTTACCAGCCGATAAACAAAAAGAATTTGGAAATCTTATATCTGATTTTAAAGATGGTTTAGATAAAATGTCTTAATTAACTTTACAAACACTATTTATAGACACCTATCGTTAGTTCGATGGGTGTTTTTTGTTTATTAAATAAAATATATGTCATACAAACGAGAAAAAAAAGTAAGAAAAGAACGTGAGGAGTTATTCCTATATGGTCATGCTAATGGTGTAAAGGTTATTAATAATAACATTGAAGCAGCACTTAGAAAGTGGAAACGTATTATGAAAGATAATGGTGTAATTGACCTTATCAAGCAAAATAGGGAATACACTAAACCGACTACACGTAAACGTAAACAAATGAATGATGCTAGACGAGCTGATTGGGTCCGTAGACAACAAGAAGCAAGATAATAGTAAACACTTTATCGTTTATTGTAAAATTTACATACTTATTGTAAATTAATATCACTCCAATCTAATGAGTGATTCATATTATATTATTATATTCTATTAAGATTTAAAATAATCTTATTATCCAAAAGTTTAATTTAGGAGGTAACAAATGAAATCAGATTTGTTAAAAGAAGCAATCGCCGATGCTAAAGCCGTAAAAGAAACTGCATTAGCAAACGCAAAAATGGCTCTCGAAGAGGCATTTACTCCAAAACTCCAATCTATGCTTTCTCATAAACTAGCTGAAGAGTTAGATGAAGAAGAAGAAGTTGAAGAAGAAATGGAAGAAATGATGAAATCCGAAACGGATGACGAAGTTTCTGAAATGGAAGATGAAGTTTCTGAAGAGGAAGAAATGGAAGAAGAGTTAGAATCAGATGAAGAAGAAGAGGTAGCTGATATCGCTTCTGACGAAATCGATTCTCACGAAGAGGAAATGCATTCTGAAGAAGAAGCTGAAGAAGAAGCTGACGAAGAAGCTGAAGACGAAGCTGAAGTAGAAGATGAAGTAGAAGAGATGATGGATGAAGAGGAAGAAGATGAACTCGACCTTGAATCAGTAATCGCTGAACTTGAAGCTGCTATGGAAGGTGAAGATTTAGACGAAGAAGAAGTTGAAGAAACTGAAAAAGTTGAAGAAGTAATGGAATCAGAAGAAGAAGTTGAAGAGTCGGAAGAACTTGACGAAGAACTTTCTTTGGAAGAAATCATTTCTACTTTGAAAGAAATGTCTGAAGAAGAAGAAGTTGAAGAAACTTACGAATCGGAAGAAGTTGAAGAAGTAGAAGAATCAACGGAATTGGAAGAAGCATATGCTACTATCGAGTCGTTGAGAGGTACTATCAATGAGGTAAACTTATTGAATGCTAAACTTCTTTACACTAACAAGTTGTTCAGAACATTCGACTTGAACGAAGGTCAGAAGATGAAAGTCATCGAAAACTTCGATAGAGCTGAATCTTTGAGAGAAGTAAAATTGGTATTCGCTACATTGGGTGAAAACTTGAATGTTGCAAGAAAACCAAAAACAGTTGTAAAAGAATCACTAGCGTCTAAGCCTATGGCATCGACTGCACCTAAGAAAGAAATCATTTCTGAAGGTAATGCTGTTGCTGATAGATTTAAGAAGCTTGCTGGTTTAATTAAATAATTAAAAAACTAAAAGAAAAGGATTAATAAGATGAACACAAATTCTCTATTAAACGAATCTGCTGGTTTCAACAAAAAAATGAGCGAAGAGGCTAAAGGCCTTGTAGCCAAGTGGGAAAAAACTGGTCTTTTGGAAGGCGTTGACGCTGACTTCGAAAGAGCAAGTATTGCTACATTGTTGGAAAACCAAGCAAAGCAATTAGTATCTGAAGCATCAAGCACAGGTACTGCTGCAAACTCTGAAGAGTGGGCCGGTGTCGCTCTTCCATTAGTAAGACGTATCTTCAGCGAAATCGCTGCAAAAGAATTCGTCTCAGTACAACCAATGAACCTACCTTCAGGTCTTGTATTCTATCTTGACTTCAAGTATGGTACTGCTCAGCCAGGTTTCGAAACTGGTGCTGGTAAAAATTCACAAACTGACTCAGTATTCGGTGTTACCGAAGTTGCTGGTGATGTTTCTGAAGGTCTTTATGGTGCAGGTCGTTTCGGATACTCTATCAATGAAGATGAGTCTGCTGCTCAAGCATTAGCTACTTCAGTTGGTGCAAACGCTTACGCTACTGCATCTTTGGGTATGTCTGATATCAACTATGATTCAGCATTCTCTCAATCAGTATGGGCTGTTCACGATGCTGACCTCGTAACTGTTGCTATTCAAACTGCGTCTATCGCAAACTTCGATAGTGAAGGTGCACGTGCATTCTCACTTGAAGGTGTTGACGAGTACTACGCTGAGTACACTCGTTTAGCTGGTGAAAACATCGTATTCGTTGCTCGTGATACTGACTTTGGTAATGTAACTGTTAAATATCAGAAACAACCAACTGACATCACTCGTGGTGACTTCGAAGACACAACTGGTGCTGACATAGGTATTCCAGAATTGAACGTAGAGCTACGCTCTGTGCCAATCGTTGCTAAGACTCGTAAGTTGAAAGCACAATGGACGCCGGAATTCGCTCAAGATTTGAACGCTTACCATAGTATTGATGCTGAAGCTGAATTGACTTCAATGTTGTCTGAATACGTATCTCAAGAAATCGACCTCGAAATCTTAGATATGTTGATGGAAAACGCATTGACTGAAGGTCACTGGTCTGCTAAAGTAGGTTCTTCATGGAATGGTTCAGCATTTACTGCACCTGCAGCAAATGACGTACAACGTTACACTCAACAACAATGGTTCCAAACTCTTGGTACTGTTCTTCAGAGAGTATCTAACCAAATTCATGCTAAGACCATGAGAGGTGGAGCTAACTTTATGGTAGTTTCTCCTGACGTTGCAACTATCTTGGAATCAATCCCAGGATTTGCTGCTAATGGTACTGGTGCTGATATGCAATTCGCAATGGGTGTATCTCAAGTAGGTTCATTCGCGAATCGTTACCAAGTATACAAAAACCCATATTTGACATCTAATGTCGTATTGATGGGCTTCAAGGGTGCTCAATTCTTGGAAACTGGCGCAGTTTACGCTCCATACATTCCATTAATCATGACTCCGTTGGTATATGACCCAACAAACTTCACTCCAAGAAAAGGTGTAATGACACGTTACGCTAAGCAAATGGTAAGAGGTGAGTTCTACGGTAAGGTATACGTTAATGGTTTAGAAACACTCGCATAGTAGTACGTTTTTAAATTAAAACCAAATTAAGGGGGACTTCGGTCCCCCTTTTTTATTGCCCAAGTCATACTTATACTAAAGTAATTGTTATATTAGTAAAGGACATCGAGTATGCCAGAGAATACAGAAAAGAGAGTTCCGAAGGGGAATATAAAATTTTCAATAACGTTATCAGACGAACAAAAGTTAACAAAATCTGAGATTAGAAAACACCCATTTAGTTTTGTTTTAGGAAAGGCTGGTAGTGGTAAAACATTAGTCGCAGTTCAAATAGCTTTAGATTCGTTCTTTAAACGGGAAGTAAATAAGATAGTAATAACACGACCAACTGTTTCTAACGAGGATAATGGATTTCTACCAGGTTCACTCGAAGAAAAGATGGAACCTTGGTTAGTACCAATTCGTTCCAATATGAGAAAGGTGTATAACAAACCAGCCATTTTAGAAAAGATGGAAAAGGATGAGAGTATTGAGTTGGTATCACTATCACACTTTAGAGGTAGAACATTTGACAACTCAATTGTTATAGTAGATGAGTTTCAAAACTTAACCAAACAACAACTTGGTATGGTATTAGGTAGATTGGGTAAAAACTCTCGAATGATATTATGTGGAGATGGTCAGCAAATTGATTTAAAATTCAATAACGACTCTGCTATTCATGATGTACCAAAACTAAAAGAATCTACATTTGTACACACTGTTACCTTGAAAGATAATCATAGACACGAATCGTTAGATGAGGTTTTAAGATTATTATACTCTATTCAATAGTTCTAATCAATTTGTTACTATTTATATATTGAGGAAACGGATAATTATCGGAGATTTATATGTCATTTGACTACACAGGTTCATTTAGTGGTTCATTTTATGGAGTTATTTCAGCATCCAGCCAGGTTAGCTATACACAAATAACTAATAAACCTACTACTATTTCAGCATTTCAAAAAAATGCTATAACCGCTAATAATAGGTTTAGAGAAGTAACATATCCAAATGATTCGGCATCATTCGATAGCAGAATTAATACATTGGAAAATTTAACCGATGATACTGGTTCTGATTCTCAAACTCTTTCGTTTAATCAAGCAAGTAATGAGTTAACAATTACCGAAGGTAATACAGTTGACTTATCCTCACTTTCCGGTGGAGGTGGTGGAGGTGGTTCATCCATATGGACTACTGTGGGTGGTAAATACAAAGTAAGTGCAGATTTAGATGTAACTGGCTCTATTACCGCAACTTCATTTACAGGTTCGATTGATACATCAAGTATCACAAACTTTGATACCGAAGTATCTCGTTCTGCTGTTGAAAGTGGGTTTGGTGCTGGTGGTGGCACATCTGATTTTACACAACTAACAAATGTACCAAGTGGATTAATTAGTAGTTCAACTCAAATCACATCAGCTGATTTAGACATGGGTGGTAATAAAGTCCTCTTTGGGAATGTTTATTCTCAATTATCTGACTTACCAAATGCTGCAAGTTACCATGGTATGTTTGCTCACGTTCATGCAACTGGTAAAGCATATTTCGCTCATGGTGGTAATTGGGTAGAGTTAGCTAACGCAAGTGGTAATATATCCTCATCCGCACAAGTACAAGCAATCATAGACGATACATACATTTCAGCATCTGCTGCTGCAAGTGGATTTGGAGCCGGTGGTGGTTCTGGTGATATCACATCAGTTATTGCAGGTGATGGAATTGGTGGTGGTGCTAATACTGGTGACGCTACTGTATTCTTAGACACAGCATCTGTGTTCTTTAGAACTGCTGTATCAGCATCCGCTGCATCGAGTGGCTTTGGTAGTGGTGGTGGCGGTGGTGGTTCATTTGGTGACCCACCTGTAATTACGTCACATGGATTTACAATTCCTGAATTTACTGGCAGTAGTGCATTTATTGGTCAACTTATAGCAACCGATGTTACTCCGGGTGATACACAAACGTGGGCAGTTCAAGACTCGTATAGTGATAACTTCTTTGAGGTATCTACTACTGGTGTAGTTAGAGCTACGGTTTCTTCGAGTAGAGCTATGAATACTGATAATACTCCAGGATCAGGTTCACACCCATTCTTAATTAAAGTAACCGATGGTCAAAATAATGTAGTTGAAAAAACTATATACATTCGTGTAACCCCAAACTCAGCACCATCTTTTAGAATTGATGGTGTAAGTGGAAATACAATTACGGCATTTACCGCATCTTTAGATGAATCATCATCTGCTGAAACTAAGTCTCAATATAGAGTCTATGTTACTGATACCGATAGTGATACACTAACAATTAGAACAGGTAGTTTAGGAACTGACCACTTCTCATTTACAATTGGTACGACTGGAGTATCAAAATATATAGACCTTGTTCAAGTAACAAGTTCTTTAGATTACGAGAGTTTAACGTCATACTCATTTATAATCACTGCATCAGATGCAAATTACGAATTAGGTTACGATGTCGCAAATATAACACACCTACCATTCAGAGTAGAGGTAGTTGATAACTTAGGTCCAGGAATACAAA